GTTGTTGTTTCATTTAAATCCGCGCTGGCTGTGTACAGGGCAATCTTGATAACGTCAGTTGTCAGGTCATGTATGCCCTGATAAAGCTCTGCTTTAAAGCTGGTGGTCTGGGTCTGGATAATCGACATGTCAAGTTACCTTCTGACGGAACTGACCAGAACGGTAAGCGTCTTGACGCTCCATACCATCACCCAAACGTTTGGCCAACGCAAGAGCTTCCATGAACTTCTGGTTGTATAGAGTCATCATGTCTTGCTCACCCTTCATGTAGGTGTAAGCCTCAACCAAAGATGCGTACAAGAGCACGGGGTCAAAGTTATCACCCAGCCATGAAGTGTAGGGAGAAACTGTAATGCTTGGTGGATAGAAGAAATAGTGCAACTCGGCCCCGTACGCGGCGTCTGGTGTTGGGCCAAGAATGAAAGTCAACTCTGCTGCGTTGTCTGAACGTGGGCCAAACAATGCGTAATACTTTGGCATGCCGGTGTCTGTGGGCTGTGGGTACGCTTGCCGGATGAAGTTAACGTCTTTGTTTAACAAGTACTCGTACTCGCCACTGGCGTTAATGATAGCCAATGAATACACCGCCAAAAAGTCCGTGGGGCACTGCAAGTACTTGTTGTTCGTTGTGGTTGCGCCTGTTACATTCTGGCGAAGCGACGGAAACTGTACCGAATTAAATATACGCTGCTCAGCCTGCGTAACGAACACGGGAATATTAGCCACGAAATTTGTTTCCGTGTTCTCCGTGTACGCTTGGATAGCAGCGCTGAGTGCGGTGTAATTCATGCCATTGGCCCACGAGCAATCGTGCCTTTGGTTGCTGCACCGTTACCACGGGTGACGATACCGGATGTCTTAACAGTTTCGTTGCCCGCAGATTTGCTGATATTGCCAATGCTCATATCAACGGTATCCGCTTTACTGCGATTGACGCCAGAACCGGGGTTATCAGAGATGCCTACAGGCGCACCACTCATGGTGTGGGGCTTAGCGTATGCAGAAGCGGGTAGATTGTTAATCTTGGCCATATTATTTCCCTTGATTTGCAGCGCGAGACAAGTTACGTCCCAAGCGCATGCGGTCGTCGGTTGTAGGGCCACCTTTTTTCAACTTCAAAGATGTGCCTTTGCCGCCCATGTGTTCTTGCTTGTCGTGCTGCTTGAACGCTTTTTTAATCAGAGCAACGTCTTGCTTCTTGTCTGACTTCATGTTTTCTTTTGCCATATTAAGCTCCTATGAAACTGTTACCGTAACTGTACCAACATTTGTCGTTGCCACCAAGTAGTTTGGCGTCAGAACGACATCAAAATTACTCGACCCACCCACTGGGTTCCACCCCCATTGAACATCCCGCGAACCGCCAGTCAAATTGCCACTAGCGTTTGTGCCTGCCGTAACGTACGTTGTGTCCTTGCGCGGGTTACGAACTGCCTGCGGATCATCCACTGGATACATACCCAACTGCAACTGCGGCTGGTCGGGATCCCAACACGTATCACACACCATCAAATTGTAAAGCTTTGTCTTGATAACTTCTTGTCTCAAAGCCGTCAATTTGTACTGTTGGCCACACCTATCGCACATGGCGATACTGTTCTTACCAGAAGCAAACCGATTGCCCATTTACGTACCGCTACCAATAAACATCTGCCTCGGAACAAAACGAACCGACGCCTTTTCACGATCTTCATCAGCGGCCAACTGCCAAGCTTCATCGTACTGTTGCTTCAAGACAGGCAGGCGCTCAGCGCCATTCTCAATCTTAAGAGCCAAGTAATAGGCTAAACCTGCCACCATACAGGGCAGGAAACGGAAAGGCACATCCATCGTGCGCACACCCCCGCCAGCATCATCAATACGGCGCATACGCCAGTAAACGAACTGATACGTTGCGCTATTGTCTGGGGTTGGCCAAAGGGTCACAGAGGGTAGATTCTGCGTGTATACAGACACGCCAGTTAAGTGTGCCGCCGCAGTTGTACCGTTCTGCCCACGGAAACAGTTGTAGAGCACGTTGCCGGAAATGTAACCGTACTGAATAGTCTCTTTAACAATTCCATCAAGATACAAAAAGCCTGTGGCGGGAAGCCCCGCGGCATTAGTTAACGTAATTGTTGTATCTGTGGCCGTAATACCGCCGTTAAGCGTGGTGCCAATAGAGGAAGTCTGGCCATCCAAACGCTGATACCACACCTGAATAGGGCGGGCTTGTTGTAGTTTGTTGGGGATCGTGGCGTAAGTAGAAACACTGATACGCGTGATGGTCAAGTCAGCTTGCGTAGATGCGCTACCCGCGCCTGTGCGAATTACATGCTCAAGTAGATCCACTGTATCTACGGGCAGTGCATAGGTGTTTAGACCCGGAGTCAGGTTAATTGTCCCCTGCTCAAACGTCCACATGTTGACACCACGATTTGCCCAATCAGCAAACATCAGATTCAATGAACGACGGGCAGTACGTAAGTCGTAGCCCGTACGCAACTCTGAACCAGCACGCTCAAATGCTTCCTCAACGATCTCTGTGAGGTCAAGGTTAAACGTTGCTGTTCCAGAAGTGGTCATTTAGCAAATCTTTCCACGGGTTTTACCCTTAGTGGCAATACCGTCTGCACGGCTAGAGGCTGAGCTAATACTACCACCGGCTTTTTTGCCGCGTGTTTCACGCTTCAACTCAGACGCATACTCATCAGCTTTTTTTCGAGCTTCTTTGTCGTCGATGTCTTCCATCTCAAACGTTGGTTTGCTCATAGCTACGTCATCTCGCAAAATTTCCATGCGGGGCTTTTTACTGCTGTTTGCGTAGTTAGGGGTTGTTTTGTACGTAGCCATTATTTAAATCCTTTAAGAGTTTTAGCCAAACGCGCACGCTGCCCCATTTTACCGGGTTGTTTTGCAGCGGCGTTTAGCTTCTTTGCAGGAATCTTTTCACCAGCTTTTACGCCCAAAGATGCACGCAGTGCACCGGGCTTTTTGATTGCGTCTTGAATAAAGTTCTTAGTAGCCATTATCTAAATCCTGCCGTTTTCTTTGCGATCGTTTTGGGTTGTGCTACGAATTGTTTGCCTGCGGCTTTTCCGGCTCGCTTGGCTTTGGTCGTCGCAGCGTACTCAGCAGGGCTGAGACTTTTGATCGCAGCTTTTGGAAGGTATCGTTCACCAGTATCAGAAGATTTTTTACCACTTTTGGTTCCCCATTTTTGGTCGCCCCAGTTTTTCAGGGATTGCTGTGGGGCTTTCATGTCAGTCTCTGTACCCGCCACCTGCCGTCTTGTACTTCTTGGCAACAAGCTGAGCTTTTCTCGCGCTCCATTCTCCAGCGCCAGTACCCTGCGTAGCCGCTGACTTTACCTGAGACACAATATTCTTACGAAGACTAGGTTTTGTGTAATTGCCAGCCGCATTTACCTTCCCACCCTCTTTGTACTGGGTAAAGTCAGTGTCGTCCCGCCGGGCTTTCTTAGCGCCCTTGGGCATCTTAGAGGGGGCGATGTCCCCCATACCGCGGCTGGCCATCATGACATTAGCAGGGCTTGCCGCCCTTGTTCATGGCAATCATCGTGCCTTTGGTCTTGCCTTTTGTAGCAACACCGTCAGCGCGTTTGGAGGCAGAACCGCCACCAGCCATACCGCCCATAGCCATCTTTTTCATGCCGCCTTTTTTCATTGGCATTTCTGCTTTAGCTCCGGCTTTTTTCTTAGCCATCATTGCCATAAATCCGGGATTCATTTTAGAAGCCATAGTATCACCACCTTTATTAAAGAAAGCCGACTTACCGTGTTCGGTTTTAGGCTTGTTCACCTTCTGAATATCCGCACGGCTTACGCCGCCGGAGCTAAACTTCTTACCCTTATCCGCCTCGTCAAAATCTTTGCCAACGCTTTGCGGTATTCCTACCTTCTTGGCAAACGCAGGGTTATGCGCTATAGCTGCCATAAAGTTGTGTTGTTTCTTAGAACTACTCGGCATCGTCTTTCTTTCGACGGATTATTTCAGCAAAGGGTTTACCCGCAATCATTTCAGTGATCCGCATACCTGTCCACACAATCGTAAACAGTGCGGCAACCGCAGGAAGTAGTTGCATTACCGTACCAATAGCCGTAACAGCGGCTACACCGTCTGCTACATTCTTTAGGGTTTCAACGTTCTCTTGGTTCATACCATACGCCCTTTTGTCTTGCCTTTTGTAGCGCAACCATCAGCCGCAGTTACATAGCCGCCGTCCTTACAGTTCCACGCCCTCAAAGACTTATTGATCCGTGAATCCGGGTCGTTGGCAGTCTTGGCGCTTGTCAGTTTCTTCTTCATCCCACTCATCCTTGCACAGAAGGAGTCGCGCCGTGAGCCGCCCTCGGGTTGAGGTGCTTTCAATCCGGGTTTGCCGGGGTTGGCCGCGTTGTACGAAGCCCGTCCCTTGGCGTTCAAACCGCCCTTGTCGGACTTGCCCTCTTTGCGCGTCCATGCGGGAGACTTAGCCATAAAACACTTCAATGCCAACAACAGTACCTGTGCTGGTTGTTAAGTAAAGCCCTGTAGATGCCAAAATACCTTCGCCGGGTATTGTGATATTAAAATTTACAGGTGTAGATACACTGGCAATATCCATCGTAAACAAAACAGCAGCAGTAGCACTGCCATCACGAATTTCAAATGTTGCCGCTGTTGTAACTTTGGGGCTAACCACAATACCTCTAAGGCGTGTTCGCCCCGATATAAAAGAACCCGCCGCGCTCAAATGCGCCGCTTTTACGTCTGTTTGCATCATAATTAATCTCCTTGTAAATGGGGGCCGAAGCCCCCTAGATCAATTAAGCTTGGCTGGGGTTAGCAGAACCGTCGCTGTCTTTGACAATATATCTTACAGTCAAGACACCAGCACCTGAGGTGGCAGTGACGTTGGCCTGTGTAAACGTGATGATTGCGTCAGACGTACCTACGTTATTACACAGCACAGCACCAGCGGCGTTGTTATTACCAAGCAACAAGTTAACAATACCTGTGTTTGTAAATACGCTACCGTTTGCCGCTGTGTTAATAGCTGTGCCATTGACTTGCAAAACGTATGTAGGAGTTGTGGTTGCATAAGCAACGGTGGTGTTAAATGTAGCGTCTACAATTTGCGAACCAGCAGGGATGGTAAACGCCGTAGTAGCCGCTGTAATGTCCGTGTACAAAATGGCTTTGGATTGGGCAACCATAGTAGCGCCCATATTACGGATTGTGCCAGCAGTAGTGCCAGTTGTGTTTTTGACAGTGCCCAAGAGCCAAGGGCCAAGGTGAGTTGCGAATCCCATGAT